ATAAGTAATGGATAACTTCTAATTATCCATTAAAATAAGAACAATCCATCATGAAAACGATGGATTGTAGAAGAGAATTATATATGAAAATCCTTTCGAGGATGTTTGGTGGTTAAAATGTCTCTTTGTTTTGCTATAGCTACATGGGTATATATTTCTGTAACATTGATAGAACTGTGTCCCAGCATTTCTTGAATATAACGAATATCAACGTCCGCCTCTAATAAGCTGGTGGCAAAAGTATGTCGAAACATATGTGGTGTGATATGTAAATCGATACCGGCAAGAGAGGAGTATTTATTTATCATTCTGCGGACTGACTGATCGGATAACGCTTTGCCAGATTGATTTGCGAAAAAATGATTGCAGCTCTTAATTTCTGTTTTGAAATCGGTCTTATATTCTTCTAAGATGCTAAGAACTGTATCGTTTCCAATCTGGATACGCCTTTCCTTATCTCCTTTGCCATATATGAGAATGGTTCCGTCGTAAAGATTTACATCTTCACTTTTCAGTGTGCAAAGTTCGGAAATTCTCATGCCAGTGGCAAATAGAAGCTCTGCAACTGCAGCATCTCTTAAAGCATTTCTTTTCTGATAATCAGTTTTGGCATTGTTGCGTTGCGCATAAATAGTAGTTAAAAATTCTTCAACAGTATGTAGAGGTATTGTTTTTGGCAATATGACAGGTTCACGAAAGCGCACTTGTATTTTGTTGAAAGGATTCCTGTCAATTATCTCTTTGTACTCAAGATAATGAAAAAGGGCTTTTAGTGAGGCAATTTTTCTCTTTACTGTCTTAGGCTTATATTGTTGGTGAAGCTTTGCAATGTAGTCTTCAAGTGTTTTGGATGTGATTTCTGTAACCTCATGTGGAAATGTCTGTTCAGAGAATTGTCTTAAGTCAATTCTGTATGCCTTCAGTGTCTTGGCATCTAAACATTTCTGCGTACTGCAGTATTCCAAATAGTTCTCAACAAGTGTTTCTAAGTTATCCATAATAATCTCCTTTGCTTTGAATTTAATTACCAAAGTTATATCGTACATTGATTTTGGTCATACCGCTACATGTCAAATAGCAATAATTTTTTAATGTGGTTTTGTTGCAGAGGAAAATTGGCGGTTGTTCTTTTGTGGTGTATGGGCTGATTTTTATAATATTGGAAAAGGTGTACAATATTCTACCAATAATAGATGGTATAGTCACTCTGATGTATGTCACTCTTTCTATATAATGAGTATCAGCTTGAGCAAATATATAAGACGTCGGAAAAGAGCAAAAGATGTATTATGATATTGTTGAAAGTGGCATTAGGGTAAAAGAACTGCGTAGTGTAAGAAATATGACAAGACAGCAACTTGCAGATGAGATTGGATTATCTTTAGGTGCGTTACGAAAGATTGAAACAGGAACGAATGGGGCAAAAATTGACACATTAGTAAGCATTGCAGATGTGTTTCATGTGCCATTGGATTATCTAGTGTGTGGATGTCAACAGAAAGCAGAGTCAGCAAGCCTGTTAGCAGGACTGAATGAGAAGGAAGTGCAATTTATCCGTAATATTGTTCTAAGTGTCATTGATAATATGAAGTTGATAAAAAATTAAGGTATAGCCGGTTGCAGAAATGTAATTCGGCTATATTTATTGAACAGGGAAACAGGTGAAATGGGAGAACTGCTCCCACTGGATGGGAGCACAGGTTACTTCAGAATAAATGGCATGTCAAGTATACTTTAAGCAGGTTCCGAAAAGGAACCACGATCATTGAAAAACTGAATAGGACACGCATACATCTGATTTTATTTTCGCCTTTATCCGTAAATCTTTATGGTTTCCAGGTAGGGGTGGCAGAAACCCATTTCGTGCGATGGAGCTCCTCAATACGGATACTGTGCTGACAGGTCTTTGAATTGTTTAGCGGTTGTGGTGGTCTTGTATTGTGCCTGTGAAGGTTCTAAGCATAGGTTTGTGCCTACCGGACATGGCAGCCGGAGATAATGAGATAGAACAGCACCGGAATTTCAGCAAAACGCATTTTCTGGGAGTGGATCCCTGTAGATTCCGTCTGGTTAGGCATGATGGAGGTGCAGTATGGGATTGCCGTCCCAATGTATGTTGCCCGGCTGGGGGGTGCTGTCAAGTGGCAGCTAGGAGAATGGCGGCTTTTGCCGCTGTTCTCTGACATGATAAAAGCTGCTAAAAAATGGATTATTATGAAGTGATCTTTTGAGATAAGGGAGCGGCAGAACCGTTTCATTATCTCAGAAGATAGCAGCCGGCGTATCTTTCTGTAATAATCTAAGAAAGAGCAGGTAAAGAGAATATGTGCAAGATAGGCATTATGTTAGGTACAGCCGGGGAGAATCTTCCTTCGGCTATTTTATTTATGAACTCCAACCAGTGTGACAAGAGATTGCAAGAGATTGCAAGAGATGAAAATGAATATTCACAAAAATAAGATGCTATGGTATAATACAAGGTACTGTATTAGGGCTTCTTATGAGAGGCGCTGAAATATGGGAAAAGATTTAAAAGGTTACAAGAATGAAATCAGTATCGTTTTATACTACAAACCGGATTGCGAACAGGCGAATTGGTAGGATTGAAATCTAAGGATTTATAGGAGGAATATAGAAAGATGAAACTTGGAATCGTTATTACGAGACAGGTTTCATAAATGTCCATATAAGTTGTTAAATGCCTTTAAATGCTGATAGCTAGAGCATTTAGCGGATTTTCGACTTGGATAAAACTCTATATAAATTCATGTAATTTTTTGAAAAATGGCCCACTTTGTGGCCCACTAACTTTTGGTCGAAGTCCTAATATGGTAAGAAGAAGCGCTTGTATGAGTGCTTCTTTTTTTTCAAGTATTATAATAAAAATAACAGATGATTAGGTTCCAATATGAATATGTAACTGGAATTTTAAAGGCATAGTATGTTGTACCATCTAATAAATTTTGCTTTCATTTTCGCTCATGACCATGAGACTTTTTCCGCTCAAACTGTATGCTGATGATATATTTCTAGTATCGAACAGAACGTTGTTGTATTATGCTTTGCTTTTAATTGTCACGGCAGTGTTTAAGGGACGGAACAAAGGCCTTGAGTTTATTGGTTTTAAAGAGGTGCGGTGTAGAAGTAAATTATCAATGTAATCGCAAGAAAAAAGCAAGAATCTAAGCATGGAGTTTTTTTAAGATAATGTTAAAATAAATATATCGGTATTGAGAAAGGAGGCAAGTCTATATGCCTAAAACTACACTGATCGATTGTTGTATTAAGAAATATGCTTATCGAGAAGTATCACAAATATATCAGGAATTAGAGATATCAGGGGAAGGCCTGTCACAATCACAGGTTGAATTGATGAGAGAGAAGTATGGTGTAAATAGTTTCTCGCAAAGAAGAAATGATACCATGTTACGACTACTGCGGCGTGCCTTCATCAATCCATTTAATATCATTCTTTTAGTTCTTGGAATCATTTCACTGGCTACAGATGTGGTTCTTGTATCGAATTTTGCCAGAAATGCAACGACTGCGGTTATCATTTTTTCAATGATTTTGATTAGCGGAACAATCCGTTTGGTTCAGGAACTTCGTGCAAAGAATGCATCAAAACAGCTAAACCGGCTGATACATGAAAGCATTACCGTACGGCGTGCGGGAGAAGTGAAAGAGATTCCAGCTGAGGAACTGGTGGTTGGAGATATTGTTCTGCTTGTGGCAGGTGATCGTGTTCCGGCTGATCTGAGACTCACCAAAGTAAGTGATCTCTTTCTCTCCCAGGCAGCGATCACAGGCGAAAGTGCGATCCTGGAAAAAAATGCACAGGCATTGAGTTACAGTAATTCGGAATCCTTGACGCAACTTGAAAATCTTGCATTTATGGCAACAACTGTCATCAGTGGAAAAGGTGAGGGTATTGTGCTTGCAGTCGGAAAAGACACACTATATGGTAGTTTTACGAAAGAAGATCCAGATGGAAAACAGTCTTTTCAAAAAGGAGCCAACTCTATTGCCTGGGTCATGCTTCGTTTTATTGCAGTATTGATTCCTATTGTATTCATACTATTGCAGATCACAGGTGGAAGGTGGCTGGAATCTTTTGCCTTTGCACTGTCTGTTGCCGTTGGCTTGATGCCGGAAATGCTGCCGATGGTGATCACAGCCTGCCTTGCAAGGGGCAGCCTGAGTATGAGTAAAAAGCAGACAATCATTAAAGACATTAATGCAATGCAAGGATTTGGTAGCATGGATGTGCTCTGCATGGATAAAACAGGAACACTGACCAATGAAAGTATCCTATTGGAATACTATATGGATGTGCTGGGAAACGAAAGTGGGCAGGTATTGGATTTTGCTTTTTTAAATAGTGCTTTCCATTCCGGTGTATGTAATCCAATTGATAATGCAATTCTTGCCTGCCAGACGATGCCTGGGCATGAACAGCATTTTTCTGATCTTCTTATGCGGTATCAGAAAGAGGATGAAATTCCATTTGATTATTCCCGCAAATTTGTTAGTACACTGGTGACAGATAAAAATGGAGATTGCCAGCTTATTATGAAGGGTAATATTTCCCAGATTGTGTCTCGGTGCAGTCATGTGGAATTTCGTGGCGAAATCCTACCGATGGAAAAAAACGGGATGCAGAGTGTTGCTTCTGTAGTGGATGAGATGCTGCAGGATGGAATGAAAGTGATTGCTGTTGCACGGAAAAAGATTGAGAAACAGGATCAGATCATACCGACAGACGAAAACAATATGATCCTGATGGGATATCTTGCATTCTTTGATGCACCGAAAAAGACAGCAAAGACATCTGTGGAGGCTCTGAAAAGACTGCAGGTAACACCGAAAATACTGACAGGTGATCAGGCTGATGTGGCAGCATCTATTTGCCGAAGGGTCAAAATCCCGTCAGAAATCATATTGACTGGTGCAGATTTGGATCAGATGACGGACGATGAACTCGGCAAAACAGTAGAAGATATTCATGTATTTGCAGAATTAACACCAGGGCAGAAAGTCCGTATTGTTTCTGCTTTAAGGCAAAATGGACATACAGTAGGTTTCTTGGGAGATGGAATCAATGATATCCCGGCTTTTTGTGAATCGAATGTTGGTATTTCAGTAGATACAGCGGTAGATGCAGCGAAAGATGCAGCGGATGTCGTATTGCTTCAAAAGGATTTAGGTGTATTAGAGCAGGGGATTCTGGAAGGGCGTAAAACATTTACAAACATGCTCAAATACATTAAGATTACGGCAAGTTCTAATTTTGGCAATATTTTTTCTGTTGTATGTGCCAGTGCATTCTTACCATTTTTGCCAATGACATCTCTGCAGATTTTATTATTGAATCTGCTGTATGATGTTTTATGTATCATCCTTCCATGGGATAATGTGGATGAGGAAGAAACACTCTCGCCAAGAGACTGGTCCGGAAAGACGCTGGGACGATTTATGTTATTTTTTGGTCCTATTAGTTCGATATTTGATATCGTGACATTTCTGTTTTTGTATTATATTCTCTGTCCATTATTGTGTGGCGATACAACGTATCTGAACATGGTAGATCCAGTGATGCAGTCGCAGTATGTTGCTTTGTTTCAGACAGGATGGTTTTTAGAATCGATGTGGACGCAGGTTTTGATCCTTCATTTTCTTCGGACAAGGAAGATACCATTTGTGCAGAGCAGTCCTTCCATTCCGGTTGTTTGTACGACCTTTGCAGGAATTATTGTCTTTACTTCACTTACTTTTACCAAAAGCGCAGGTGTTATTGGATTGACGAAATTGCCAATCATGTATTTCCTGTTTTTATTTGTTGTAGTCTTACTCTATATGCTTCTGACTACGGTGGTCAAAACTGTTTATCAGAAGAAATATCATGGGCTGATCTGAAAGGAGGGAAACCATCATGAAAAAGAATATCAGTGTTATTTCCATGGATTCTGTCCTGCAGGAATGGCTCCTTCAAAAGCTGATCAAAGAACCACCAGAAAGTGACAGTGCGAAAGAACTGCTTTCTGGTATCTATGATATGGTGAGTGGCGAGATAAATTCATTACTGCTCAGCACTGCAAATAATTCAGAAATTGCATCTCTCAATCTTTCGGATGAGATGAAAATTGGGGAATTAGTAATCAATCCGAAAAGCAGGAGCGTTACTAGAATGGGCCAAGCGGTTTCCCTGACTCCTAAGGAGTTTGATATCCTGTATTTTCTGGCGGAAAACAGAGGAGAAGTATTTACAAAAGAGCAGATCTATAAGGCAGTATGGTCTGAAAATTATCTTTTAGATGACAGTAATATCATGGCATTTATTCGAAAATTGCGAAAGAAGATTGAACCGAATCCGGATGAACCAAAGTTTATACTTACGATTTGGGGGATCGGATATAAATTTAATGATAAGGTGTAAAACAGGCGGGCTGAAAGCAGTCCGCCAAATTTTTTGTAATTTACGCGAACAACGAGCCAAAGTCCGTGCTTGCACGAGGCCTTGGCGACTGTCGCGATAACTATGAGAAACTCGCGGAGTGTGTTTCTCATAGTTCTTGCTAAATCGCAAGGAAATCGCAAGATTTTGGTCATGTGATTCTCCTTGCTTTTTTTGTATTCTGTAAGAGGTCGAAGGGAGGCGGTATGTATGGTATACACAGATTTTGTTTTAAGAATTTCTTTATCCGTGTTGCTTGGATTTTTTATCGGATTGGAAAGGCAGTTGACCGGGCATCCAGCTGGAATACGGATAAATGTTCTGATCTGTATGGGAACCAGTTTTTTTACTTTATTTCCAATGCTTTATGGTTCCGATCAGGTGTTTCGTGTAGGAAGCAGCATTATCTCCGGTGTTGGATTCCTATGCAGTGGTGTGATCTTTAAAGACAGCGGTACGGTAAGAGGAATGAATACAGCAGCAACACTTTGGTGTACAGCGGCAATTGGTATTCTTGCCAGCACAGGAATGTTTATAATGGCAGTTTCTGCAGCAGGCATTTTGATTGGTTCAAATCTGATTCTGCGTCCGCTTGCAAGAAAACTTAATCCGATTGCTGTAGGAGATGAATCTGAAAAAGAATACTGCATCACAGTACTTTGTCAGGAAGATGCAGAACAGGAAATAAGACTTTTACTGATCACTAGCAATTCCAGTAAGACCTTGTATCTGAATCATCTGGAAAGTGGAGATGTTGTGGGGGATAAAGTCGAGATCATAGCGAAGTATTGTTCTGCGGGAAAACCGAAAAGCAATGTTCTGGAAGGTATTGTTGGTCAGGCATTGGAACTTCCGGAAGTAATCAGTGCAGGTTGGGAGGTGTTGTAGTTGAAAAAAATCAAAAGTGAAAGATGGATAATTTTTTTCATTCTTTATATTTTATTCACTGCAGCATGCAGTTGTGTGAGTCTTATATTTCCGGCTCACCAAATTTTGGTGATACAGGTCTGGTATCAAATATCTGTGGTTGTTTGGATTTTTTTAGCAGTTACGATGGTGAAATTGCTTATCAGGCTTCAGAAAATAAATAAGCTCATAACGAGAGGAATCAATGAAAGGAGAAGAAAACCATGAATTTAACCTGTATCTTTTTTGGTATCATTTTCACGATTGCCGGTTTTATGTTTGCATGTGGAAAAGGCCATATTCATTTCTCTTCTTGGAAAAACATGCCGCAGGAAGAGAAAGAGAAGATTAAAATTGTGCCGCTTTGTCGTAACATCGGTGAAGTCATTGCATTAAATGGATTGATTTTTCTGCTAAAAGGTCTATGGACAGGCTTTGAAAATCACTGGTTTGTGACTGCTATGGTTGCATGGTTTATTGTGGCGGGATTTGATCTTTGGTATATCGAGAAAAGTGATCGATATTATAAAAAATAATTGCAAAACAAGGAGGTAAAGACCAATGAATAAGAAAGAAAATCGTATGGCTGTTCGGCAGGCAGCACAGCAAGCTGTGATCCGTGACGAGCAGAACCACCGCATCGAACATGCGGCTACCAATCCGATTAAGGAGGTTTTGAAGAGTCTGCACACAACACTTCGTGGACTGGATGCTGAAAATATAGTGGTAAGTCGGACAAAATATGGAACGAATAAAGTAACGCATGAGAAGAAACAATCCCTTGCGAAACGTCTGGCTGGAGCATTTATCAATCCATTTACAGCAATCCTTTTCTGTCTGGCAGTTGTTTCTACTATGACAGATATGGTTTTTCCATATTTTTCTCTGTTAGGAAGTTCACCGGAAGATTTTGATCCATTAACAGTGGTGATTATTCTGACCATGGTTATGATCTCCGGTACGCTTCGTTTTGTACAGGAATCCAGAAGTGGAAATGCAGCAGAAAAACTGTTATCCATGATCACAACTACTTGCACCGTCACAAGAAGAGAACAGGAAAAAATTGAGATTCCTATGGACGATCTGGTTGTAGGAGATATCGTACATCTTTCAGCAGGAGACATGATCCCAGCAGATGTCCGTATTCTGGATGCCAAAGACTTATTTATCAGTCAGGCAAGCTTAACAGGTGAAAGCGAACCGGTGGAAAAGACACCGAAGGTATGTGCACAGAAAGAAAGCATCACCGATTACAGCAATATTGCTTTTATGGGAAGCAATGTAATTTCCGGAAGTGCAACGGCAGTGGTTGTCTGCACGGGAGACCGCACTTTGTTTGGTTCCATGGCATCTGCGATTGCAGGTGAAGCAGTGGAGACAAGCTTTACCAAAGGCGTGAATGCAGTGTCATGGGTTCTGATCCGGTTTATGCTGGTCATGGTTCCGCTGGTATTTTTTATCAATGGTATCACAAAGGGAGACTGGCTGGATGCCTTTCTGTTCGGTATTTCCGTGGCTGTCGGACTGACTCCGGAGATGCTGCCGATGATCGTAACAACCTGTCTTGCAAAAGGTGCCGTTTCCATGAGTAAAAAGCAGACGATTGTTAAGAATCTGAATTCTATCCAGAATTTCGGTGCCATTGACATTCTCTGTACAGATAAAACAGGAACACTGACACAGGATAAGGTTGTGTTGGAATATCACCTGAATGTGAATGGAGAAGATGATACAAGAGTACTGCGCCATGCATACTTAAACAGCTACTTCCAGACCGGTTATAAGAACCTGATGGATCTGGCGATCATTCACAGAACAGAGGAAGAAGAGGCGGCAGATCCAAAGCTCCTCGATTTGTCTGAAAATTATGTGAAGGTAGATGAGATTCCATTTGATTTTACACGTCGTCGTCTGACTACGGTAGTACAGGATAAAAAGGGAAAGACACAGATGGTAACAAAGGGAGCTGTAGAAGAAATGCTCTCCATCTGTTCTTTTGCTGAGTGCGATGGTACTGTGCAGCCACTTACAGAAGAGGTTCGTGGGCGTATTCTGAAAACAGTAGACGAACTGAATGACAAAGGATTCCGTGTGCTTGCCATTGCACAAAAAAGCAATCCTTCTCCGGTGGGTGCATTTGGTATAAAAGATGAGTGTGAGATGGTACTAATTGGATATCTGGCATTTCTTGATCCACCAAAGGAGTCTACTGCAGATGCAATTCGGGCATTGAAAGCACACGGCGTAATAACAAAGATTTTGACAGGTGATAATGATAAGGTAACACGTACAATCTGCAAGCAGGTAGGACTTGAAGTACGCAACATGCTTCTGGGTTCTGATCTGGATCATATGACAGATGGCCAGCTTGCAAAAGCAGTAGAGACAACAGAGGTATTTGCAAAGCTTACACCGGATCAGAAAGCACGCGTGGTTTCAGTTCTCAGAGAAAACGGTCATACCGTAGGATTCATGGGTGATGGAATCAACGATGCCGCTGCAATGAAAGCTGCCGATATTGGAATCTCTGTAGATACTGCAGTAGATGTGGCAAAAGAATCCGCAGATATCATCCTGCTGGAAAAAGATCTGATGGTTCTGGAAGAAGGAATCATAGAAGGACGTAAAACTTATGCTAATATGATCAAATATATCAAGATGACGGCCTCATCTAACTTTGGAAATATGTTCTCTGTATTAGCTGCTTCGGCACTGTTACCTTTCCTCCCGATGATGAGTGTACATCTGATTTTCCTGAATCTGATCTATGATCTGTCCTGTACAGCAATTCCATGGGATAACGTAGACGAAGAGTTTATTGCAAAACCACGTAAATGGGATGCTTCCAGTGTGGGTAGCTTTATGATCTGGATTGGACCTACAAGTTCGATTTTTGATTTTACAACTTATATATTCATGTACTTTGTATTCTGCCCGTTATTTGTATCAAAAGGCATTTTATTCAATGATCTGGCAGCCCATTACAGCGGTGTAGAGCTTGCTACTATGCAGGCACGTTATATCGGAATGTTCCAGGCTGGATGGTTTGTGGAATCTATGTGGAGCCAGACATTAGTCATTCACATGATTCGCACACCAAAGCTTCCGTTTATCCAGAGCCGTGCATCAGCACCGGTAACATTGCTTACCATGACAGGTATTGCAGTTCTGACTGTGATTCCGTTCACACCATTTGGAGCTGCACTTGGTCTTGTTGCTTTACCGGCATCATATTTTGCATATCTGATCCCATGTATTCTGCTGTACATGATGCTGGCAACAAGCTTGAAAAAAGCATATGTCCGCTATTATGGCGAACTGCTCTAGGAGGTAGAAAGAATGAATTGGAAAGAATTATGGATGACACTTTTTGGAACTTGTGAATGGCTCGGACTCAATATGGGATTCTGGGTATCAATGGCTGTTGTGCTGTTGATCGTAATACTCATGAATGTGGTATTCTGGGGAATAAAGCCAAAGAATAAAAAATAGTATGGTTGAAAATAAACTGTACCCTAGATAGTGGACAGTTTAAAAAGTGGTCTAGACAGTTACTTTTTAAGCTATTATCCCAAAGACATATAATATATAGGCTCGAATGGTGAAAGTGCCCATTTGGGCCTATTATTGTATGAATTCATGTGTTACAACCAGAGCAAGATCCACCCGTGTATTACAGTATTGTCATTTTGACAATTTTGTATTACTTACGAGTAGCGGACTTGATGGGGATTACGTCCCCATACCCACGTGAAAATATAATTGCAGGCAATTACATTTTAGCAGATACGCAAGCGTTTCTGAGCAAGCGTCACAGACAACAAAATAAGGAAATTTTGATAAGGCATTCACCTGTGAATAGGTGAGTGTTTTTTTTTTAAAGTATTCGATTAACCGAAAAAAATAAAAAAATTTCCTCAGGGGGCTGTAAAAATGTCTCTCAGCATTTCGTATTAATGAAAGGGTATTTTTTGCAGGAAAAATAAAAATTTTTCATTAAGAGGCTGTATTTATGCCCTTCATCTTTTGTATATGTGTAAGAACATTTTTTAGCCGGCATAAAAATGATTTTTACAACAATTAGAAACAGAAACGAGGCGAGAAAAGAATGAAATATGAATACATGAAGGAGTCTGAGCAGATGCTTCAGTACTTCCAGTTTCCGAAGTTTTTGCTGAAACTGCGCATTTCTCAAAATGCAAAATTTCTTTATATGATTTTGTATGACCGGGCGCGGATATCGAGAAAGAATAGCTGGATAGACAAGTATGGAAATGTTTATTTGATATTTCCAATAGAAGAATTGTCTGTTCAAATCGATAAATGCAAATCTTCTGTAAAAACAGCGTTGAAGGAATTAGATGATGTGGGACTATTGGTTCGCAGATCCGGTGGATTTTCAAAACCTAATCATTTATATGTGAAAATTCCATCTGATGAGATAGGTTTACAGCCGGTTGATGATAAGGCGGTTGAAAAGATGGCTGTAATAGAGCCGGAAAAGCACCCATCATCTGGTCATAAAAATGGCTGTGCAGAAGCCGGAAATGTGGCACCTAGTAAAGTAACTGAGAAATATAAAAGTAATAAATATCATGAAGTAAATTATTGCTATGGGGAGGGAGAGAGTTTGTGATGAGAGAAGAAGATCCCGTATGTGTAGGCAGTGATGGTTTGCGATATTGCAAAGTCTGTGGGGAAGCGAAAGAAGCTTTTTTCCCTAAGGGTAGTTTTATGGGGATGAAAAAACATTCCAGGCAATGTGCCTGTGACAGAAAAGCATATGAAGAAGAACAAAAATATTTTAAAGACAAAGAGCACCGGGAATTAGTCAGCAGAAATACGAGCATCTGTTTTGACGAGAGCAGAATGGAAGAGTGGACATTTGAAAATGCAGATATGTCAGATGCGGTAATGCATAAGGCCAAAAGCTATGTTGATAACTGGGATGAAATGAAAAGAAATCATATTGGTTGTTTGTTTTGGGGACCGGTTGGTACCGGGAAAAGTTATATTGCCGGGTGTATTGCCAATGATCTTCTCAAACGAGAAGTAACGGTAAAGATGACAAATTTCAATACCATTATCGATGATATATTTCCACTGGCAGACAAAATGGAATATATCAATGCATTGGCTTCTTACCAGCTTTTGATTATTGATGATCTTGGAGTGGAACGAAATTCAGAATATGCGTTAGGAATTATTTTTAGCGTCATAGATCGCAGGATCCGTTCAGGACGACCATTGATCATCACGACCAATCTTCCGCTGAAAGAAATAAAAAGCGAGACCATGTTAGAGAAAAGACGTATCTATGACCGTATTTTAGAAATGTGTACACCAATGTATGTTGGAGGCACAAGTAAACGAGAAGCAATTGCAAGTATGAAAATGGAGAAAGCGAAAACGTTGTTGAATACAAAGAATGATCGTGTGTATTGCGGATAGAAGTGAATGCTACGCACGTTAAACAATAAGGAAAGGATTTTATGAACAAACAATATGTTGCAATATGTGAAAAAGTGGCTCTTACAATTGAAGAGGCAGCAGAATACAGTAATATCGGACAAAATAGAATAAGTAGTCTTTTGAAAGAACCGAGATGTCCGTTTGTGCTTTACGTAGGTACGAAAAAACTTGTAAAGAGAAAAGAATTTGAAAAATTCATTTCGGAAAGTGTGGAAATATAAATGAATGACAGAAGATGAGATGAAAATGAATATTCACAAAAATAAGATGCTATGGTATAATACAAGGTACTGTATTAGGGCTTCTTATGAGAGGAGCTGAAATATGGGAAAAGATTTAAAAGGCAAAGAACTTGGCAAAGGAATAACCCAAGAAAGTACGGGATTATACTCAGCCAGATTTGTAGATCGGTTTGGAAAGAGAAAACATAAACGATTCAAAAAGCTGCAAGAGTGCAGAGCATGGATTGCTGATGCGACTTATGTGGATGAACACAGTGATATTTCAATGCCATCAGATATGCTGGTCGATCAATGGTTTGATTATTGGATTGGGATAAAAAAGAAAACAGTCCGTTCAAATACTGTTCGCAATTATACGGAGAGATATATTAAAAATATTAAACCGGTAATTGGGAAGATGACACTATCAGACGTGAAACCACTTCACTGTCAGAAAATATTTTATGATATGGCAGATCAGGAGTATCGTACATCTACAATTTATCAGGCAAGAATTGCATTATACAACATGTTTGAGTATGCAAAAGAAAATGAAGTCCTGTGTAGCAATCCCTGCAAAAAATCTGTGAAAAGTGATATGGGAAAGCCATCTGAGAAGAAGGTTGCTTTAACAAGAGACATACAAAAAATATTTTTACAATACGCAGAAGGTCAAAGCTATGAAAATCAGTATCGTTTTATACTACAAACCGGATTGCGAACAGGCGAATTGGTAGGATTGAAATGGGAAGATGTCGATTTTAAATCCAAAACAATTCAGATTCGCAGAAGTATGGAATATCGTTATAGTGCAAAGGAGTGGCGTATCGGAGAACCAAAGAGTAAATCAGGCTACCGTACGATACCCTTAACAGAAGAAGCGGTTGCTATACTAAAAAAACAAAAAGAAAAGAATAAGAGGATTTCAGAAATTTCAACAGAATGGAAAGAATTTGTGTTTCTGTGTCGAAAAGGAACACCGGTTAAGAACAGTACATATGATACAGCGCTGTTTAAAATCTGTGATAAAGCAAAAATTTCAAGATTTTCGATGCATATCTTGAGACATACTTTTGCTACCAGATGTATTGAAGCAGGAATGAAACCGAAAACACTTCAGATGTTACTGGGCCATTCGAATATTGGAATTACAATGAACTTATATGTTCATACTACCGAGGAAGAAAAGAAAAAAGAAATGGACTTGGTAGCAGAAGCACTTATGGCAATGTAATGGCCCACTAAATGGCCCACTTGCAAAAATAAGTATGCTGAAATCCCTTGAAATCAAAGGATTTATAGGAGGAAATAGAAAAAATGAAATTAGGTATTGTAATATTTTAATCTTTTTCATGTTATTCTTTATAATTGATTATATGTGTTTAAGTTCTACATTTTATAGTGTTTTGCAGGTATTACATCCTTACACTACTCTACATAAATTGATATATATTTATTGGTTATTGGTACTCAAATGGTACGCAGATGGTACGCAAATAATATAGGGAAAAGTCTTATACAGTGATGAAAAGTTGAGTGGATCTTGATTATTCCGCTCACTTTTTTTATGCGAAAATTTAAGCATAAGGAGGTAGTTCTTATGCTTACCGATGAATTTTTAGAAAGAATTTTTGCAAATGAAGAAATGCAAAAGATCCCGATCGGATGTCAATCAACTGCGGTTCATGCGTTTCAAAAAGTTTTAGAAGATATGAAGGAGGAAAATCCTTATGCAGACTTATCCGCAATATTATCCTCAGATGAATAATTATGGTCAACAGTACAATCCGCAACAGCCTTATATGGATAGGTTGGCAGGTTTACAACAATATCAACAGACATTGCAACAACCACAAATGCAGATGCAGACTCAGCAAATGCCTATAGGGTTGAATGGAAAAGTTGTGGATTCTGTAGATCGGATTACAGCAAATGACGTTCCGATGGATGGAAGCGTTGCGATTTTTCCTAAAAAAGATATGTCGGAAATTTATTTAAAATCATGGACACCAAACGGAACAATCGCTACGGTCGTTTTTAAGCCAGTTTTAGAAGAACAACAAAGCAATTCTATATCCTCACCTACAGAAATGAAAATAGGAATGGATAACGAGGTTACAGAGGTATTTATGCAAAGGTTTGATGAACTAAAAGACAAGATAGAAGAATTAGAAAAATCTATGTCTAAACCTATAACTAAAACAGCGGTTTCTAGGACTAAAAAGGAGAGTGAAGCACAATGAATCCCTTAATGATGATTGGTCAAATGATGAAAAATGGAGGGAATCCGCAGCAGATTTTTCAACAGATGATGGGGAATAATCCGTCTATGAATAATCCGATTATGAAAAACGCGTTTGAAATGGCACAAAAAGGAGATTCAAAAGGGGTTGAAGAACTCGCAAGAAATTTATGCAGGGAAAAAGGGATAAACCCGGATGAAGCGATAACAAAAGTAAAACAGCAATTAGGAATGTAGCATATTAGAGGTTGCCGGCATAATACTTAAGTTCCTCTTTATGAATAAACAAAATAAGGAGGACATCTAATATGTTCAATACAGGTAATTGTTCCGTTCCATTGGTAGCTTCTATTGATGGTAATGGAAACAACGGAAATGGCTTTGGCGGCGATGGTTGGGGATGGATCTGGATTATTCTCATTTTCGCAATTTTTGGAGGATGGGGTAACGGCTTTGGCTTTGGCGGTAACGGTGGAGCAAATTCACCGGGATTACAAGGGCTTGCAACACGCACCGACATAAACGAGGGATTCGCTCTGAATAACTTGCAGAGTGGAATTACTGCAATTCAGCAGGGTATTTGTGACAGTACATACGCAACAAACAACGCGATCAACGGCGTAAATATGGGCATGATGCAGGGATTTAATGGCGTAGAGCGTGGTTTCTGTAATATGTCTGCACAGTTGGCTCAGTGTTGCTGTGATAACAGAGAAGCAATTTCACAAGTTCGTTACGACATTGCAACTCAGGCTTGCGACACAAGAAACGTGATTCAGAACAGCACGAAAGATATTATCGAGGGTCAGAACGCAGGAACAAGAGCAATCCTTGACTTCTTAACACAGGACAAGATTGCATCTCTTCAGGCTGAAAATCAGAGCCTTAAGTTCCAGGCTTCTCAGACAGCTCAGAATGCTTACATCACTGCTAGTCAGGATGCACAGACAGCGGAATTGATCCGAAGACTTGGAGTTGATTGTCCGCAACCGGCTTACGTGGTTCAACCGCCACAGCCAGTCACATTTCCTAACTACAACTCTTGCGGTTGTGGATGCGCGTAATTAAATAAACTCGCCGATTTAGGCTGATAACATTTCTATGGGATAGGTCTAAAGGCTTATCCCGTATTGATTTAAGGAGGAAAATATTATGGCTTGTAAAAATACTTGCCGGCTTTGTAATCGTTTGATTATTTCAGAATCAGTCGTATACACAGCCGGAACAGGTCTTGTTATAAGAATTCCGGCAGGCTCTTATAACGATAATGAAAAATATTGTATCGTTGTTGGACAGGCAATTCCTGATACAACAGTGATTAACGCCCCGGTTTTTATCCAAATCGGGGAAGGAAGTGTTTTGTATCCGCTTACACAGCCTGGATGCGAACCAGTAAGTGCATGCGGTATCAAAACGCGTACACGATATGCAACTATTGTTCATACGTCCGCAGATTCCGGCACATTTAGATTGTGTAAAAGAGTTTGTTGCACAACAAATAATTTGAGAGCAATTAACGGAGAAGGTACGGCAGTAGCACCCGGTCCGACAGGAGGTGACGCATAATGCATAAATTACATGAAATGCTAGAAAAAATAGAAGAAACTATGGCTGAACAGCTTAACAAGGGAATTGATAATGTAGACACGAAAGAATTTGGAGATGTTGCAGATATTTACAAAGACCTTATGTGTGCAAAGAAAGATTACCTTGAGGCTTGCTATTACAAAACAGTGATTGAAGCAATGAATGAATATGACCCGGAAGATGAAAAATCCGAAGATTATGAAGATTTCGATATGCGCAGATATTACCGTGGGCAGCCTAGAAGCAAGACATCTGGCAGATTTATGAGACGTGGTGATGGACGTAGAAGTTATACGCCGTATTACCACATGACTCCGGAAATGTATCGTGAACATGAACCGGAATATTATCGTGATATGGATCGGTCTGAAGGAAGAATGTATTATTCCGGTAGCGGATCTGATCCAAGATCCGGAGGAATGGAAAGATCAAATTTCACTTCTTCCGGAAGAAGTCGTAGTTATTACAGCGGTGAAGCTGGACGTGATGTCAGAGAAGGACGCTCTGGTATGAGTAGGCGTTCATATATGGAGACTAAAGAAAATCATTCCGGTAATTCCGCCGAAGAAAAGCAGCATAAAATGAAAGAGCTGGAAAAATACATGAGCGAACTTGGAACCGACATTACAGAAATGATTTCCGATGCGTCAAACGAGGAAAAAACATTGCTTAAGAATAAGTTGCAGGTACTTGCTCAAAAGGTAGTCTAAAATTTAAGGGGTCGAATCAGACCCCTTTTTAAGTAGGTGATAACATGACATTTATAATCAATAATCGAATGTGGCATATTGAATTTGTAAATGCTGCAAGTGAAAAACTACATAGAAGTGATGGCTCTTTGACAGTAGGTGTTACAGACGGGAATGACGATTGCGTATATTTATCCGATTTGCTATCCGGCGCATTTCTTAAAAAAGTGTTATGCCATGAATTATGCCACTGTTTTATGATGTCCTATAATATTTCGATTCCGATTGAACAGGAAGAATTTCTTGCGGATTGGATCAGCATTTACGGAGAAGATTTAATTTATCTTCTGGATGATTTAATGAGTGCAATGTCAAGAGAGGTGCGATATGGATAAAATAGATGAATTGTTGCAATATGTTAGGAAAACGAATCCTGAAATGACAAGAGCAAGACTGATTTTCGAGTTATCACAAAGCCGATATTCGACAGCAGGGTTGTGGAATACATATAAAAATAGTGCATTTAATAAAGGTAAGAGGTAGCCTAGTCTACTTCTTTCTTTTTACGCTTTTTTGTGGTAGAATGTTGGTATCATACGAATGGGAGGATATGAGGATGAAAAAGAAAATTTTATCAATGTTACTCGTAGGGACAATGGCTTTATCAATGACGGCTTGTGGAAGTGGAAAAGAAAGCGGAGTATCAGAAGCGGAATACGACAAGGTTGTAAAAGAACGCGATCAGTACAAGGAAGAGTTAGAAGAAATTAAAAAGAAGGAAGAGGAGAGTAAAGAAACAAAAGAATTTAAAGTAGGCGAAACATGGGAAGTTGATGGGAAGTTTAAAGTTACTGTAAATTCTGTAATCGCAACAGATTATCGTAATCAATTTGATGAAAGTAATCCAGCCGCAGTGTATGTAATTAATTATACATATGAAAATATCGGATTAAAAGAAGATTTGTATGTTAATTTTGAATCGAAAGTTGTGGACAATGCCGGAAAAGTGGCAAGTTCTTATCCCGGTGATACTGAAAAATATCCAGAATCAGTTCCTACAGGAGCGTTTTGTGAAGCAGAAGTTACGATAGGCGTTGAAAATGCCGGAAGCTTTAAAGACTATGTTTCGATTTATGACGACGATTACAATGAGTATTCAGCTATATTTAATTTAGAAGTACAATAAAAAAGGAGAAATTTGTTATGAAAACTTGGAAATTGGTATCTGGTATTTTGTCAATTATTTTATTCGTAGTGGTATCTTTTCAATCTTGCGCGGTTGGAATCGGAAACACGCTTGGGGAAACAGGGGAAGTTGGTGGAAGTGGAGGAATTGTTCTTTCAATCTTAATGCTTGCTGGAGGAATTGTTTCAATCGCTACTAGAAACACAAAAGGAAAAGGCGGGAACATTTCTTTAATTATTCTTTTTGGGTTAGCTTCATTTTTCGGTTTTGTATTGGCAGGAAGTTATACAGACTTGAAAATTTGGGCGGGATGGTGTTTAATCAATGCTATTTTAGCAGTTGTTGCGATCGTAAAAAGTAAGAAAACAGAATAATTTTTGATGTACTGATAGCGGTGGAGAAATCTACCGCTATTTTCTTAAAAAACACTTGACAAAATGTAATTACAATATTAATATGTAATTACATTAAGTGAAAGGAGATGGTATATTGTCACCGATGAAAGGTCAGAAAATTAAAGATGACCCAATCAATAAGCTTGTTCACTTTAGAATAAACGATGAGACAAATAAACAGCTTGAATTTGTTTCTCAAAAAAACAATGTGAGCAAATCAGAAGTGATAAGAAAAGGTATTGAAATTCAATACAAAGAGTTAAAAGAAAAAGAGTAATCGTTCCACCGACCAAAGCGACACGATTACTCCACAAAGCACACACCAAAGGAGCATGCACAATTATTGTATCTCTTTTTGGTGTAGTTGTCAAACATCGAAAGGAGATTTTTTTATGGAAAAAGATGTAAAACGTACTATTTTACGAGTATTAAAAGGCAAGAAAGGAACCGGTAGAAAGCGTACACAAAAAGAAGTTTATTCTCAAATGCAAAGATATAGACAAATAACTGCAACCGTTGAACCGAATCTTGATTGGGAAGATTACCTCAATCTGATTGATATTGGAACAAAAATCAACGTGAATAACGCAGTGGATTTAGCATTTAGAATAGGCTTTTTAGCTGGAAAGCGGGGAAAATAGTATGGACAAATTTTTAGAAATCACATTTGAAAACCAGATACTTGCAACAAAAGACGGAGATAAATTCGTAGAATATTTCGCTCCGTTTATGGAAAAGCTGAAAGGAATTGTCAGCGCAGAACTGTATGAGGAGTTTGACGAACTGTTAAACGGTTGCGCCAATCAGAATAACATTTTCTATGGCGTACAGGGAATGAAACTTGCCATGGGTGTTCTTGACGGAACATATCAGTTGACGATTTAGGAGGTGTTTTCAATGAGTGATTTGAATTCAATAGGCGGTCTTCACTATGAAATGATGAAAAGGTGTTATAACGAAAAATCAGTCATGTATAACTGTTACGGAGCAAAAGGAATAACTGTATGCAAAGAATGGCACGACAGAGATATTTTTAGAAAATGGTGTAACGAAAATGGATATGTAAAAGGATTGAGATTGCAAAGAATCAAGGCGGAAGAAAATTACTGCCCCCAAAATTGTTATTTAGGGACAGGGAGTAAGAAAAAACCAAATGGAGAAAGTCAATATCATAAAAATATTAGAAAAGAGCGAGAGCAACTAAAGAAAAAATACGGAATCCCAGACAATTATTGCAAATTAAGAATATATCGAATTTATTCGGGTATTTTATCTCGTTGCAATAATGAACATGATACAGCGTATAATCATTATGGTGGAAGAGGTATAATGGTCTGCGCTGAATGGAATAAAAAATATGGTTTTTTCCATTTTTACGAATGGGCAATGAATAGCGGATATAACGATTCGCTATCAATAGACAGAATAGATGTAAACGGAAATTATTGTCCTGAAAATTGCAGATGGGTTGACATGGGAACGCAAATCAAGAATAGAAGAAATTCTAAAAATTATAATTGGAAAGGCGAGAAGATGAATTTATCTGATATTGCTAAAATGAATAATGTTAAATACGGTCGATTATATACAAGACTTATAGATAAAGGTATGTCCGTAGAAGAAGCATTGAGAGATATTGGAATCAGTACCGATTAATCGGTGCTGATTTTACATAAAAAATTGCATCTCAAAAAATATCCCCCCTATAATTAAAATTGAAGTGAAAAAATGAACTAAAAAACATCGAAAATCCAGTTGCAAAAAATTCAAATACCCCCCCTATATACTTTTATAGGTCGAAATTTCAGATAAAATCCGTTGGAAATTTCACACCGATTTTGAACTGATTTTAAGGCTGGAGGTGGTGCGGAACCTCTGGGAAAATTGCGGACTTATAACGAATTTCTTCCGGCGATCTGTCGCACTGGTGGCGCATATGCACCGCATACGCTCATAATTTTATCGTATGGCGCATTTTTCTATAAAAGCGTAGACTTATAGCGTAAACGGTAAAAACGTGTTTATATCGTCAAATATAGACTTTTGCGTGGCATTTGTCAAGGTGCAAAGAGAAAAGGCGGACAGAATCCGCCTATTGTTCTAAAGTTTCAAAGCATCTTTTGATTTCCGCTAAATCATGACAGCAAACACCGCCCGGATATCTATAAATAGCCATATATTCACGCCCTGATAGCGGCTGAATGTCGTACAATACAGCGATGTAACCGCCGTTTCCTTTAATCTTGTAAGGGTATCCGTCTTTTCTCATCTTCTCAACTGCTTTATTCATTTTCTTACTTTCTCCCCTTTTCCCGTGGGGGCTAGGTTATGGTTATGCTGCCGCCGTTCAGCTACAACCCGGAATCTGATACGCTCACGCCGGAAAGCGGATATTTTTCATAAATGGATATATCAACCCTTTTTCTGTCCTCTGCATTTTCCGGGCTTGGAACCGGCTACGGCTGCATTACAGAGCCGGAACGCGTCCGGCTTATAATCTGTTTACTATTTTCACATATCCTAAAATATTTTCGTGATCTGGAATTGCGAAAAACATTGCTCTATATTTGGCTACGAATTTACATTCGTATTCTTTACCGCTTTCACAGATCGCTAAAAAATCACCGTCCTCGTTGTTTTTAATAATGTCTTTAATACTCCATAATTCCATATTTTTCCCTTTCTGGTCTGCCATCATCAGCACCGGGAGACCGTCCCGCGGTGGACGCTCCTAAGAGCGTTTCGGCTGTTTATAAATTACAAAAAAACTTCATCTTCTCTATAGTATTCTTCCATGTCAACAGCTGCACTGAATCGGTCTGAAACGCTGAAAGAATAGCCAAAATCTTTATTATAATTTTTGCTTGCCTCTGTCGCTATGTAGTAGTATGCGTCAACGGCTTTTTCCTTGTCATATGCGCCTTTGATGGCTTTCTTTCTTAAGTTTTCGATTATCGGCGTTATCATTCTTCTGTATAAATCGTCGTCGCTCGTTGCGTATAAAAATAAATCTATGCTTTTAGAGGTTTCTTTGTAAATCATGGATTTTGTTCTTTTCATTGTTTTTTACCTTTCACCCTGTTATAATGGGTTTACCTTTCTTTTTTTTGATTGGTGCCGGTTGTGTGTCTTCCTAGGATTTCAACCGGCTTTTGTTTTATTTGTTGATATCAATATAACACTAAAAATAGTGTTTGTCAACACTAAAAAAGATGTTTTTATAGCAAATTATTTATTGCGTTTCTGATGTGAGTATTGTATAATTACATAAAACAAAAAAGGGAGTGATTTGAATGTTTTCTTATAAGATAGATGTATTAAAGGCGTTGTCTGAACGCGGGTATACATCAACAAGAATGAGGAAAGAAAAGATAATGAGTGAAGCAACAATGCAGAACCTTAGAAAAGGTAAAGGAATTACAACTGACACAATAAACACTATTTGCATTATATTAAGATGTCAGCCATCGGATATATTGGAAATAGAGCCGACTGATGAGGAAAAAATAAGATTTTTTTAACACTAAAAATAGTGTTGACAAACACTAAAAACAATGTTATTATAATATTGTCGAAAGGCAATAACCCAAACGGGAGAAAGGAGAACCATGAACGAGATGACCAAAGAAGAAATGCAGAGATTTTTAAATCGTGAAGCTGAAAAGGGCAGCACAGAGTACGAAGCACTTAAGGCACTAGCGGACATTCTTGGGATTGAATTTCCGGAATTGAAGCAAAAAGAAAAAGCAGAATAACCGGACAGCATAAGCAAAAAAGGGGCGGAGAGATTCGCCCCCAATATTTTTAGAAAGGAAGCGAGGACTTGAAGAACAAAACAAAGAACAGTACAAGGGCGGCTGTGAGTCGATACGATGAAAAATTTGAGCGAGCAATGATAAGAATGCCAATAGGAACTAGAGCAATGATAGCAGACACAGATCTGAGTGTTAACGCTTTCGCGAACGATGCAATAGAAAGACAGTTAAAAGCGTTGGAAATGTTTGATTTTGAGGACGATATAAAGAGTATGACACCGCCGAAAGAAGTTGACGGAAAGCCGGTTTATAACTTTGTGCATGAAAAAAAATACATAAAGCCTGGCAGATGGTGGCATGATGTAGTATTCTTCTGGGATGATCTGGAACTAAATGATTTATTCATTCGGTTCATGGATGAAGAAGAACCGGGAAACGACAACTATAAAGACGGCTGCCGGATCATTTTTGATATTGTAGACACTGCAAGATATGAAATAGTAGATGCAAAATACACGGACGAAGAGCTGGCACGAATGACATACAAGCAGTTAAAGAAGATTCCCGAAAAAGACTTTGGGGGAAAGCAGGACAACGCCGATAAATTAAAACGTAAGTTTAGAAAATACCTGTATAAAGGCGAGAAACAACCGTTATATGATTTTCTCGGAGTTGGTCAAGAATGAACGGAAAACAATTTATTTGCAACAGCTCTATTATGACAGATAGCACTTTGAGCAGATCCGCGAAATGGCTGTATGTGGTGCTGTCGTTCCTGTATGGTCAATATGGCTTTAAAACGGGATATTTCTACCGTACAAATGAACAGCTTGAAAATGATTCTGGAATTGAAAACAGAACATTAAAAAAGTGCAAAAAGGAACTTATTGACGCCGGATATATAAAGGTTTGGCATCATAACACGAATGAAAATACAAAAAATATTAGGGTGTGTTTTTATTCAATTTTGAAGTGAAAGGGGTGTAAAAACATCCCTTTTTTGATGCCTAAAAATATATAAGCATCTTATACGATTTCAAAATAAGCAGCTTATACGCTCAAACATACCGCAAATCCCTATTTTACAAGGGTTCGCATTACTTTTCTAAAACTCTAAAATACATGGATTTTCTATCTTTTTTCTTCAAAATTTCGATTTTATATAAGTTGCTTATATGTTTTTTGTCCTTTAGATGGTGTAAAATTTTCCCCTCGGTATGGTGTAAAAAAATCAC